TATAATATGAATCCCTTTGATTATGTAAACAGTATTAATATGACCAAGAAAGATATCATGGTTTCTCCTGAAGATGAGAAGGCCTATAATTCTTTTTTGGTTAATCGCAGTCTATCTTACTTTAGTGATACTATTGGTATTGCAAATGAGATGAACAAATACCACCACCTTGACTCACGTCTACAATATCAATTTCTTATAAATATAATTAGGAAACGAAAACGTTTCTCTAAGTGGGTGAAACCCGAAACAATAAATGATGTTGACGTGCTGAAAACATACTATGGATATAGCAACGAAAAGGCTAGACAAGTTCTTCCTCTTCTCACACCTCAACAACTTTTGACATTAAAAAATAAGGTGAATAAAGGTGGAAGAAAATAATATAATTACAACTTGGTCGCCTGCGACTATGTTAGAGATAAGTCTATCGGAACCCGATGACTTTCTAAAGGTACGTGAAACACTGACTCGAATTGGTGTTGCATCACGTAAAGAAAAGAAACTATTTCAATCGTGTCATATCTTGCATAAACAAGGTAGGTATTTCATTGTGCATTTCAAAGAACTCTTCATGTTAGACGGTAAGAAAGCTAACCTCGAAGATACCGATGTACAACGTAGGAATACGATTGCAACGTTACTTGCGGACTGGGGTCTTGTTGATATTCAGAATAAAGAAGTAGCAACTGAATGCGCTCCTTTACGTACAATCAAGATTATCGGATTTAAAGAAAAAGAAGAATGGGAACTTTGTCCGAAGTACAGTATCGGGAACAAGTAAATGGGATTGATGCATTCGGTCTTGCATGATAATGTAGACCGCATTCGTAATAAAAGGATAGTGGGTGGAAGACTGACCCACCCATCTCTTGCTGAGTGGACATGGGATAAAGCCATTAATATGGTTGATACCCATCAACACGATAATTATGATTGGAATAGACAAAAACAAAGACTAGGTCTAAATCAGTTTCACCAAAGAGGTTCTGCGCCTGCTTTCGCAAAAGAGATTGTGGAGGATATGCAGAAGTTCTTTATTGATGACCACATCAATCTACCCGATTCTATTCTACGTAAAGAAGAGTATATCAAAGGGCCACAACAAATCACAAACATTGCGTTCTGTGGTTTCGGTCAATTCTCAGGTTCGTATCCAAGACATAAAGATTCTATGGACGTGTTATTAGTACAAGTCTTAAACGAATGTAAGATAACTATCGGCCCTACCGAAGAACCTAACGAGGATGAAGATACTGTTATCAATATGCAGCCAGGCCATTTCGTGTGGATTCCTAGAGGCACATGGCATCAACTCGAACCAACTGTTTCGAGGGTAACGTTTTCATTTGGTGTCGAGGGTGATGCAGACCCTAAAGACTATATTTAACACCACGTCTGACTAATTCATTCTTGACCTTCTGTACAATTCTTGGTCTTGCATTAGAACCTCTCAGATAATCTAGTAAGTCCTTTAGTGGGGTTGACTTCATATAGTAATGAGTGACAGTTACTTTCTTTGTGTTTCTGTCAACATTCTTGACACTTGGTTTAAATTTTATTGGCATATATTCTCCTTTATTTAAAAATTATTTATAAGGGGCTTGACTTTTAAAATTTAATTCTTATATATAGTATAGTAATGCCGAATAATCGGGTTACATTAATCTTGCTTAATTTTAAGGAGAAATGATATGACAAAAATAGGCAACACGCTATTCCCACGTGCATCTTTTATTGGGTTTGACCACTTGTTCAATGAACTTGAACACGCAACTATTCACGCACACGACCACTATCCCCCTCACAATATTGTGAAGGTTAAGGATGATGAGTATCTGATTGAGGTTGCAGTAGCTGGTTTCAGTAAAGGAGAAGTCACAGTCGAACAGAAAGAACGTTCTGTTATGATTGCGGGGGAACATAAAAGTAATGGAAGAGAAGTTATTCATCGTGGTATTAGTACCAAGAAGTTTAAACGTACTTTCCGCCTGTCCGAGTATGTCCAAGTAAACGGAGCCACTCTAAAGGACGGTATTCTTGCAATAGTATTGAAGTTAGAAATCCCCGAAGAGAAGCGTCCTCGACAAATCAATATCGATTAGTACGAGGAATAAAATGAAACAGTACATTGTTGACCGCTTAGATGCGTTATACTGTGTTGCGGTTCTTGGAGGAACGTTTGCCCTTATGGCAATTGCGTTGCATCCACTTACTCAACCACTAGCATAATCTAGCAAAAAGGTGGGGGGTGGAAACACCCCCTACATATTATTATGAAAGCATATCAAATAGTTGATTTTGATAATCCTGTATCAGTAGAATACAGTCGGATATCACAAGAGTCTTTTGCACCCGCAATTGAAGCTGGACTCATTTCCGAAATTATTCCTGTCCAATGCGTAACCCCCAAAACATTACACCAATACGAACACCTCTTTAATTGGAAGAACTCACTGAGTGAGATTGATTCCACATTTGGTGATGGAACAATATCACCTACAGAACGTTCGGGTAATGTATCACACTGGTTGTTAATGAAACAAGCGGGAGAGACAGACGAACGTTTTTTCATAATGGAACACGATGCATATCTTATAGACTTGGATATGTTTGAGAAGTGTATCATACGTATGAATGAACACGAAATGTGTTATGCAAACCTAGGTCTGTTTATGTCTTGTTATTCTTATACTAAGAACTGTGCCAAGTGGCAATGGGACTTGTTAACAGAACATAAATTCCCAATCAACTGTGGCCCTTATGGTGTTGCAGAGAGAATGTTTAAAACCTATGCGACTAATTATCTCTCGAAGAGGAACTACTTCAATAAACACTTCACCTATATGACTCATTATAAAGATAAGAAATTTATAGGATTCGGTAGGACAGCGGAAGATATGTTCAAGACATATAATCTTAGTTGTCCTGATAGGTTCCATGACTTCACCCTACCATCAACTCAAGTAGTGAGTAAGAGGTTGAAGGTCACCCAAGAGCATAATAATTACAAATCAGAATTCAAAGAAGACCCGTGGAAAAGAGCAAATGAATTCCACATTATTCCTTGACAAACCCTGTTGGGTCATGTATAATGGAACACAATGATAAAAGGAATATAATATGGATTTCTATACTACTGTCGAGCGTTTTGGTAACAACTTACTATACCGAGGATACAACGGGACTGAGAGGGTTCATAAAAAGATTCCATTCAAACCCACATTATTCGTCCGAAGTGAGAAGGGTAAGTGGAAGAATCTACAAGGGCAGTCAGTTGATTCCCTAGAGTTTGATACCATGCGTGATGCGACTGACTTCACGAAACGGTACGAGAACGTACAGAACATGGAAGTGTTCGGTATGAATAACTACATCTATCAGTTCATCGCACAAAAGTATCCCGACAATATCAGTTACAATCCTGAAGTCATGAACATCGTGACTATGGATATCGAGGTTGCGTCAGACGAGGGATTCCCTGAACCTGACCAAGCTGCACATCCTGTTATCTCTATTGCACTCAAGTCTAGTAAGAACGACAAGTATATTGTATTCGGTCTCGGTGACTATGTCGCACCCGACAATGTAATCTTTGTCAAGTCCGATACTGAGTCTGAGATGTTATTCAAGTTCGTTGAATACTGGCAGAACTCCCTTGATGCAGATATCATTACAGGTTGGAACTCTAAGAACTTCGATATCCCCTATCTTGTAAACAGAATAAGAAAGTCCTTCGGTGAGGATACGGTAAAGCGTCTATCACCTTGGGGTGTGGTTACACCAAAGACTGTACGTGGTAATGTCTTTATCCCTGATTCAAATACCTATGACATTATGGGTATTGCATCTCTAGATTACTATGACCTGTTCCGTAAGTTTACTTACAACACCCTAGGTCAACAAGAGTCCTATCGACTCGACCATATCGCACACGTGGTACTTGGTGAACGTAAACTCTCATATGAAGAACACGGTAACCTACACACACTCTACAAGAATGACTATCAGAAGTTTATTGACTACAACATCAAAGACGTTGAGTTGGTTGCAAAGTTAGACGAGAACCTAGGTTTGATTGACCTTGCACTGACCATGGCGTATCGTGGTGGTGTGAACTATATCGATGTTCTAGGTACTACTGCAATTTGGGATGCAATCATCTATCGCATGTTGAACAAACGTAAGATTGCCATTCCAGCAAAACGTGAGAAACCAAAGGGTGACTATGCGGGTGGTTATGTCAAGGAGCCTATGGTTGGTGCTCATGAATGGGTAACATCCTTTGACCTTAACTCTCTGTATCCTAACATCCTTGTGCAATACAATATGTCCCCCGAAACTGTCACAGATGGTTTGGTAGATACTGACGTGAGTCGTATGTTATACAAACAGACCGAGGTGACCCGCAAAGAAGATTTCGCAACTGCACCTAGTGGTGTTCGATTCAAGAAAGACCGTACAGGTGTTATTCCTTCTATCATTCGTGAGTACTATGATGAACGTAGAGTCATCAAGAAACAAATGTTGGAAGCACAACAAGAGTATGAGACTGCACCGACCCACTCATTGAGAAACAGAATATCGACCCTAGACAATCAACAGATGTCCATCAAGATTCTTATGAACTCTCTTTATGGTGCGTTGGGTAATAGATGGTTCCGATACTTTGACCAACGTGTCGCAGAGTCCGTTACCTTGGCTGGTCAGTTGTCCATCCTATGGGCGGAGAAGAAGATGAACGAGGAGATGAACAAACTCCTTGGTACTGACAAAGATTACGTTATCGCAATTGATACTGATTCCTTGTATGTCAATATGTCATCGCTTGTTTCCAAAACAAACCCCAATGACCCTGTGAAGTTTCTAGACAAAGTATGTAAGACTCACTTCGAGAAAGTATTGACTGAGACATATCAA